AGGGTACAGGGATATATATATCCCTGTACCACCGTGTACCAACGTACCAGCCTTGCCCCCCCTTGAATTGCTGGTTTTGTACCACTAATTTCTAAACCCTTGCAAATACTGGTTTTTAGAGTGGTACAAGCGTGTACCACCCCATTTGTACCACGTGTACCAACCTTAAATAAGTGGTACAAAACCAGCAATTTGACCATACAAGTGAAAAACTTATCATGTACCATATTTTTCATTCTGTCCACGTGTTTTGCATACTTATAGATGACGTTTGGCTTTAGCCTGTATGCTTTTGCGCCCTTGCATCTCCATTGAATTGTTTCCCGTGTACCACTAATTTATAACGCCTTGCAAACACCGTGAAATCACGTGGTACAACCGTGTACCAAGGCGTTTGTACCACGTGTACCATATTTTTCATTGTGTCCGTTTGTAGTATTCGTACGAACATCATTCCCGCGTCAACATGGAACTCGTCATTGGATTGTCGATTACGATCCATCCGGATCGGGCTTCGTTTTCGATATACATGATGACGTTTTCCGCCTGGAGCCGTCCGATGAACCGGTTCGTCTCGTTCGATTTGCATGACTGTCTTGCCGCGGCTTCGGACATGCCGTCGTTCTCGATCAGAAACTTCCTCATTTTCATCCGGCTCACAAAGGGCCGGCCGAAATCGTCCCCCGAATCGGGTGTGATCGCCTTCTCGCATCCGGTTGCAAACCATGACCGCTCAAAGAGCTGCTTGAACCCGGCGAGCTTTGTGTCCACTTTCTCATACCGCTCCACAGACTCTGTATCCTGCACCACAACACAACTCGACACTGGCTTGTCATCTTCATCGAGCCATCCATCAATCACCACAGATTGTAAACGGAGCGATATCGGCTTCTGTTCCTCATCGTCTTTCATTTTCTTTTGCGCAACAACAAACGGCTCTCCGGGATGTCCCGGCATGACGTTGATTTCAATATCAAGCGCCCCTCGCCATGCCGACGATCCACGGGCGCGGTGTTCGTCCGATAGCCCGGTATGATGAACCAAGAGCACCGAGCATTTGAACTCGTCCATCAGCGCGGCGCATGCATCGAGCATCGTTTTTGCGTCTTGGGCGGAATTCTCGTCGCCAAGCAGGAAACGATGCAACGTGTCCACGACGATCAAAACAGGCTTTTCCGGTAAGCCCCGGATGTGCTCAACGACGCGCTGATATCCACTCGGCGTGTTCAGATCGCAACCGGAAGATGACAGGTACATCGCAAGGGAATTGACTCCATAATTCTGTTTCCACGCCGCTATGCGCGACTTGAGCCCGAAGTGTCCCTCTCCTGCGAGATACACAACCGGTCCGTTACGAACACGCTGCCCGCACCATTCGTCCATCCCTCCTGCGATCCGTAAACACCAGTCCAGAACAACATACGTCTTCCCCGATCCGGAGGGACCATGAACCATAATCAGCGCGTCCCGCTGGATCCATTTCCGAATCAGCCACCGAAGCGGCGACGGCTGCGAACAAAACTCGTCTGCCGGTATCAACCACCGCGGAGGCTCCGATCCGCCGCACAGCAGCGTCTTGAGATCGTTCCCCGCCTGCGCGTAGTCGTTCGCGTCGCCGACGACCGGCGGGATAATTACCTTCGCGCCGATAGCCTCTCCCGCCTCCACCGATGATTTCTGCCCCGTTCCGGATTCGTCGTTGTCCGCGACAATGACGATCTCTTGCCGGTCGCCGTATGTCGTCCGAAGAAACTTGGCCGCCCGAAGCAGATTCCCGGCGGAATAGGCGATCGCCGTAGCGTCGCCGGTTGCCTCATGGATGCTTGCGGCCGTGGCGAACCCTTCGGCGAGATAGATTCTCCTTCCCGATAACGGCTCCCCGAGCATCCAAAACGCCTTTGCGTCGCCGTCCTTCTGATACCTCTTCTCCCCGTCTCCCTTGATATATTGAAGCGACTGGAGTTTGCCGTCTGCGCCGTACATCGGACAAACGAGGCGGTGATCGTCTGTTTGTCGCGTTCCGTGCGGTTTGACGCCCTTGCGGACAAGATACGGGTTGTTATCCGGCGCCGGCGGGAGGGATTCCCAAATTTGCGTAACGGTCTGCGCCGCAAGTTCATGCCGTTTCGCGTCGGCCTCATTCCTGGCCTTGATCGCGTTTTGTTGCGCAGTCTGCGCGTTGAACCGTTCCATCGGCGTCATGTCCCGGTCAATCTCCGCTCGAAACGGGATCGACATTCGATCTCGTCCTTCCCGCCAGTCGCCGAATGCCCCTGCGACAATCGCGCCGGGGTAGAAGACATACCAACCCGCATCATCGCCACGTTTGCCGTTCGTCGGGAAACGATGCACCTTCCCATCGATCCGGATATCCCGCGGAGCCGGAATGTCGTTCTCCTCGAACGCCTGTGCGATCTGCACTTCCGGCGGATCGGTTTTCGGAGGAAGCGGCGGAACGAAGCCGCCCTTTCCAAAGATCGACTCTAAACTCGCCATCGACTCACCACCTCCATCCGATGTTTCTCCGATACGACTTTCGCTTCATCGCATCCGCGACAGACAACCGCCGCATACCCGAGCCCCTGCAAATACTCGATCCAGTCCGCCTGTTCGACCGACACAACCCCGCCCTTCGTGCGCTTCATCTCGATCCAGAGCCCCCAGGCAGGAACAAACAGATCCGGAACGCCGCGCATGACGCCCTCGGTTTTCAACCGACAGGCGACGGATGGCGAGCGCTGTTCCCCGTTTGGAACGGCAAAAATCCGGACGCCGGGATACTCACGCCGGAACCACTGGACAAACTCACGCTGCTCCTCGTGTTCGGTGCGAATGTCGTCCGTGCTGGTATCAGTCGTGCGGACATTGGGCGCGGAGCGTACCGCCGCCTTGCGCCGCCTAGTACCCGACCACGTCATTCTTCGGCTCCCACTCCCGCGCCGTGATGCGGGCGTATTTCCCATCCATGCGGTATGAGATCCGCGACGGAGGCGGGAGTGTATTCAGTTGGTCTGCAAGTGCATCGAGATCGTCAAGTGCATCGAGATCGTGCATCATTTCAATATCTCCCCCCGCGTGTCGCATCATCATCCGGATCATCCCCGTCGCCTTTTCCCCGGCATATCCGCCATGCAGCAACGGTAGATACTCCGTGATCGCCTTCGAGTCGCACAGTCCGCCGTAATAAGTGACCTTGAGCATTTCCTTTCCGGAGGAGTAGGCGATATGCCGCGCCCATTTCCAGCGGTTTATCTCCAGCTCGATCGGATCCAATCCCATAATGTCGTCGTCATGGAGCCGGAGCTTTTTATTCTCCGGCTCCGGGAACGCCGCGCCGCACGCCGGACAGACGCGAGCCGCGATTGCAACCAACTCACCGCACTGTTCGCAGACCTTTACCGGCGCTTCGCCGTTTCCCTTTGTTCCCTTCCGCGGAGGCTGTACAGCAGTAATTGGGCCGTGCCGTTCGACGTTCCCGGCGAAGTCCAGGACGAGACAATCTCCTCCGCTCGTCTTCGGGCGCATCCCCCGACCGGCCATTTGAACGTATAACCCAGGCGACATCGTGGGTCGGCACATCGCAATCAGGTCAATGTCCGGATGGTCGAATCCGGTAGTCAACACATTGGCGTTGCTGACGGCGCGAATCTCGCCATCCTTGAACCGCCGGAGAATGTCCTCGCGCTCGCTTTTCGGCGTTTCTCCGGTGACGCATGCGGCAACGATACCCTGCGTAATCAATGTGTCGCGCATTGCGTAGGCGTGATCGACGCCGGAACAGAAAAAAAGCCATGACCGGCGATCTTCCCCGCGCCGGATGACTTCCTCGACGACCTGCTCATTGGCAAGCGGCGCATTGACCGCCGCCTGAAGCTCGTGCTCGATGAACTCCCCGCCCCGAAGATGGACGTTTGATACATCCATCTTCGCCGTCGTCGTTTTCGACCGGAGTTGACAGAGATATCCGCCGTGTACAAGTTCTTCGATGCTCACCGGTTCTATAAGGTCATCGAAAATCGCGGGTTTGTCGGTGATGAGACCGTGCCCGAGCCGGTACGGTGTTGCCGTCAGGCCGATCACGCGGAGCGCCGGGTTGTTCTGCGACAGCTCCGCAATAAAAGACCGGTATCCGCCTTCGTCCTTGTGGGAAATAAGGTGCGCTTCATCGACGATGACCAGGTCCGTGTGCCCGACCTCTGAAGCGCGTTTGCGGACGCTTTGGATTCCAGCCACGGTGATCGGCTCGGCAAGGCGCTTCATGCCGATCGATGCGGAATAGATCCCTATCGGCGCTTCCGGCCAGACGGCGAGGATTTTATTCGCGTCCTGTTCGAGGAGTTCCTTGACATGCGACAGAACGAGAATCCGTGTCTCCGGCCAGTTCTGGACCGCGTTCCGGCACAGTTCGGCGATGATGATCGATTTGCCGGAGCCGGTCGGAAGGACGAGACACGGATTCCCCTCTGGATGCTGCTCGAACCATGTATAAAGCATGTTTATTGAGCGGGTTTGATATTCACGGAGGGTGATCATGGGATAGCCGCCCTCTCATTAGAATGGAATCAGGACGATATCCTCTCCCGATTCGATCCTCTCCCGGTTGTCGATGATCAGCTCTTTGCTACTGAAAACATGATCATCGGAATCGCTACCCGCCTCTCCGTTCGGAACGTGCGCCCCGTTGATCTCATACACTGCTGCCCAGGGGTTCGCCGCATACGGTCCGATCAGCTTCCACGGGACGAGATCCGGATGGAGTACATGTGCGTCGCACCCTGCGAGCTGCGCGTCATACGGAATCGTCGCGTTGGCGTACCGGGCGCATTCCCATGTCCCTCCGGGCGTTGCTGTAGAATGGGCGCATGTCCGGCAATTTACTTCCCGCGTCATATACGATCCGTGACAGAACTCATGTGCTGCGCAGAATTTACACTGGTACCACGTTGGATCAGCCGATAGTGGCTCCGGAATCCGGTCGGCCATCGTGAGCCTGTCGCCTCGTGTGATCAGCGCGTTCGCTTCGTCGGAGTCGTACCGGACGCGCTCGAAATACAGCCGGTCGTCATCCTTACAGACCGCCGCATACAAAGCGCGGTCAATACCAGTTCCGCGCATGTAAATCTGCATTTGCGCGTAGTGCATAGGCTTCGCGTCCTTGACGCCCTTGTCGCGCAACTCGTTAAAGGATTTGAGGGAATGTGTCTTGATCTCCAGAACGTGCCGCTTTTGCGGAGCCTCCGGAACGCCCGACTCTATGATTCCGTCAAGACTCCCGCCGACATGCCCTCCGAAATCGACGCGAAATTGCTTTCCGTCCTCATCCTCCCGCACATCTACACCCACGGCGCGGAGGTCCCGGATGATGACCTCTTCCTCACGCTTTCCCCGGTCGAACAGTCGGAGAATCCGCCCGGGGAACTGTTCGACAACCGCCCAACGGAACGACAGCCACAGCCACCGATCGCACGGATGACCAAGGAGGGACGCGCCCAGGTGCGGGCGCGGCGCCTCCGTTGACGTGATTTTGTGGAACCGATCGATCAGGGCTTCCAGTCCGTTGTTTGGCTCCGGAATGGCGACCATGTTACTTCCGCATCCACGGCGGAGTTGGGCCCTTCGCCGCTCCTGCCCCGACCGCCGTAGCCGCCGGAGCTTTCGTCACAGCGCCCTTCACCGGGAAGCCGCTGCCGTTTGCCGCGGCGGGAGCCGGACCGCCCGCTTCAAGGAACGTCGTCCCGTCGAGCGCCTTGTACCCCTTGATGTCGTTCCGGTCTTCGTACTGTCCGTTCTTGTCATGCTGTACGCCGACCTTGATCTGAAGCTGTCCGCCGATCAGCTCATCCGAATCGCGAATGACCGACTTGCCGATGGATCGAAGGATTTCTCCGAGCTGCCGACGCCCAATCTCCTCCGCCTGTGCGGATGCGTTCTTGAGATTCACGTTGCCCCATGTGACGCGCCCCTGATGCGAGGGGCCGAGAATGTCGAATCGGATCGAGAGATACTGCCCGTCGCCGGATTTGGTTGGTTTCAGATCCGCGCTGTTGATCTGCGCCTGATACCATCCCGCCGGAATGAGATCGTACGATCCACTCTCCGGAAGGTCTTCAACCCGATATTCCTGACCGAGAAACGCCATGCTATGCCGCCTCCTCTTTCGTCACCGTGTACGCCGGTTTGCCCGGCGTTGTCGTAATCGCTCCGGAGAGCACCTTTGTCACGCCCTCATCCGCCGTCTTCCATGCCTTCGCGTCGATGTCCGGCTTCCAACGGAAGAGCGTCGAAAGGTAATCTTCCAACCCGTGCTCCGCCGCGATCTCCTGCAACCTATCCCCGTCAACCTTGCGCGTCATGGACCGCTTGACGACGACCTTATATCCGCCTTCGTGAAGCGTTTTCGATCCCTCGAACGCTTCATCTATCCCGAGCGCCGCCGTCATCTGCTCTTCGAGCGACCGGCGGTACTCGATCGCTTGCTGCTCGTACTCCTTTGCCTCCAACCACTTGGCGCTCAAGGATTCGAGCGTGTCATGTAGCACATTATTCGGTTGCGTCGGGTTCGGTTTCATTCGCGTCCTCCTTCGTTACGGCCTTTGCCTTCGTGGTCGCCTTTTTCCCGAACGGGGCTGCCGGCGCTTCCGTCTGCCCGGTGATCTTGCGGATGATCTCGCCCAAGTCCGGCGATTCCCACATCCCGAGCCGCCCGGAGCGGTCCTTTGCGAGCCAGATACCGTCAGAATCGCATTGGAGCGCCCGCTGCATTGTCCCCTCGGCGTCCCTTTCAACACGCAACGCAAGCACCTCATCGAAAAAATACGGAAGCGCCTGACCGGTCTTGTTCCCCGGCATCGACGGCGCGTACAGGAGCCGCCCCATGTCGTCCTGCGTTTTCTCGACTTTCGCGCTGAAGTACACATGCTTTCCCGGCAGATCGCGGAAGGCACGGATAAGCGCCGTCATCTGCTCCTGCATTTCCCCGTATGCCTGCCTGGGATCTTTCGCCACCCGTTTTTCCGCCGAAAGGACGACCTCCGCGATCTCCGAGAGCGAATCGAGCGCGACACTCTCGTATTCCTGCGCTTCGGCGGATTCCGTCAGCCAGGTATAGGCCTCGTGAAGATCCGCCATCGTTCCGATGGTGATGTACGGGATGTCCTCGCCTTGCAGCGAGAGCAACCCCGATTCCGCCGACAGGAGAATCGGCTTCGGCAGTGTCGGAACGAGCCGCGTCTTCCCGGCTCCCGCCTGACCGTAAACCAAAAGCTTTACTCCGTTGACGCTCGCTTCCGTGGTTCGTTTTAGATTGATAGCCATCTACGCAACACCTACCCCTTCCCGCGCACCGTCGAGGATGCTTTCAATCTCCGTCAGATGCGCCTCGATTTCGCCGTATTCCCGGTTTTTCACGCACTTGTTTTCCGACGGCATGAACTCCGCCGGGCAATGTTCGCCCTCTGCCGCCGGGCAGTCGATGCAAAAATTTTCGATAATGTCGTCATCAATGATTTCGAGTATCGTGTGTGCAATTCCCATATTCCTCGGGGTTACAATCATTGGCTTCCTCCTTGTGCTACACTATTGCCGGGAGTTGTCGCTCCCGATCCGCTTCACCCTGCCCGACCTCGCGGTCGGGCTTCCTGTCTGCAAACGCCGGAGCCAGAACGATGGATTTCCCGGAGCCCATTTCGAGAACGATCGTTCCCCAGTGCATGA